CTTTAGCAACTCTTGTACTGCGTATGACCAGCTTAGATATGTAAACTGTCCTTTTTGCTCTGTGTACTCGTTTACTACGACCTGCGATAATTCTCTGTATAAGCTCATAACGCTCCCCTTAAAAATGATCTAACGCCAAATCCTGCACAACGTCCCAACAGTGTGCGCAGTATTTGTTGCTATCGTCCTCTTGCTGATATACCGGACCCGATACATGGTCGTTACAACATGAACACCACTGCATCGCGTCCCACTCTGGCGTACCGTACTCGCGAAGCACAACGGGTATACCGTCATACTTGCTTTCGTGCTTAATAACCATGGGTCTTGCTCTCGTAGTCATCAGGCTCGTTCGGGTCAACATCTACCGGCCCCTGTTCTTCGGCATACTGCCGCGCCTTTAAAATGGCTAATGATTTCTCCAGCTGGCGAATAGACTCGTCAAGCTCTGATGTGTCCAGCAACGGTATCTCTTTAAAGCCCGGCCCTGAGGTTGCTCCTGCCTTTATGCGCTCGTCGATCCATTCGCGGTATGTCAGTTCGCCTTTCTCATACCGGCGGTTAATCTCGATTAGCTTGCGTTGCTGGTCATAGTCGATTTGATTTTGCATCTGCTTTCCCCTTATTAAGTTCCACGTGGAACATTGTCATTAAATACCAAACCGAGCGTGCTGTAAACCTTTTGTTATACATTTATCTTGGGCGGTCTTACTGTAACCCGTCAAGATATAGTGTTTACTTTTTTGTTAAAGTATGGTATAATGAGGGAAACGGCGATAAGACCGTACCTAGCTCCAAGCGAGCAGGCAGTTTTTTAACAAAGCAGATTTATACTTCGTTAACTACAGTTAGGAGAACCTTATGACCACATACGAATGGGATTTAGAGCTATGGGAATTGGAAGGCGGCGAAAAAAGCATCGTCGATCATGACCATAGAAATAAATTAACATGGCGAGATGTTAATGAATGGCGAGTATCGCCAAACATTGACTTAGTGCTTGTGAGAGACTCAGCAAAAGGCAGAGCGTGGGCTTACGTCGATAAAAACGAAAAGCTACCGTATGCGTTTGTTAATGCTTATGGCGAAGAAGTTGCAAAAGTACCGCTACGGTTCCATAAAGAACTGCAACGAGCTGGCGATATAAGCCTTTAGACTAACACCCCGCTTCGGCGGGGTTTTTAATAGCTCCAGACTGTGGGGTATGGGCGCTCGTAGTCCCAATCTAGATGAATAAATCTGCCTTCGCCGCGCTGGTTTACCCCGACCCGTGGGCAACCATGCGCTAAAGCCACCTCTAAGAGCCTGTAAGCGCGATCGCGGTCTACCCCTATATCTACCGCTTTACCAGTTGTATGCGCTCCTAGGCGCGTTTTAGCGGCTTCTATGGGGTGTTCTGGACAGCGGTAGCCGCTAGTGACGGGCATGGGGCCAAACTCGCGACGTATAGCGTTTAATATTTTGAGAACGCCCTCGTCAAACTTGTATTCTCCGCAGTGTTGGCAGGATAGCTCTTGCTCTGTAAAGTAGCTCATTTCTCGCGCTGTACGCCTTTCGACTTTTCAAAGCTACGCATACCAGACAAGCCAAGCATTCCAATGAGCACTGGCATAAAGGTTTCTAGATCGATGAGAGGAACCTGTATTTCATTTCCAGATAAAGCAAGACCGAAATTAGCAAAAGGGATAATGATGTAATTACCGGCAATGCCTGCAACAAAACACCACCCAAGCGCTGGACGCCATCCCGCGATAAATACGCTTTTATGCGCGGCCTCTGTCTGGTTAACCGCCAACTGCGCTTTGTTGATTTCGTGGGCGTGACGTTCAGACATTGTGGCAATTTCATGGGCGAGCCTATTACGTTCGTCAGCATCTGGGATAAATTTGTCTAGCAGGCTAGATACAGGGCCAACAAGTAGATCAATCATTTGTCTGCCTTGCCATCTAGCTTTTCTTCGATAGCATCGAGCTTGTCGAAAAGCCTCTGCATATCGGTTTTCCATTCCTCGCGCTTTAGGTACTCGCCAGCTACAGACACTTCTAGCTTACCCACCTGATGGTCAAGGCTCCGCAACGAGTCCCACATACTTTTAAGGATAAAAGCGTAGCCGCCTGCCGCTATGCTGATGACGAGGTTGATCATGGACTGGTCGACGGTCATCGCCATAGCTCCTGCCACATTTGCTTTGCGGCTTTTTTAGCTTTTTTATAGCGAAGGCGCGCGTCTATTTGAACGGTATAGAAAAAACCATCAATGCGGGTAATAGCAGTGCGGAGATCACTGCGAACACCAGTAACCACTCTAGCCACTTCCAGTCTGAAGGTGTCACGATCCATCCCAAGGCTCACCGTCGTTACACTTGTCTTGCCACTCAAGCTCCTCAAACGTAGAGATGCCGGTAGGCTCGTAATAGTCACACATATTATACTCGCCATCGCCGTTAATGTCGCAGGAGCGTTGCCAAGCTATCATGTCAAAGCTCAAGCCCTCTGACCAAGGTATATATGTCTCGCACCATTGTCGGCTACCTAATGCACCTTGACCGCTTGGCTCGACATAAACGTGATCTCGTCCCGCACTTGGTAGAATTTTGTTTAGCTTAAAGTCGCCCTGACCATACTGCTGTAACTGATACAGCTTTGAGTAAGTAGTCACATAAATTTTTTCGTTGTTTTTTAACGTGTATTGACTGCCGTCATCGTACAGAATAACTGTCTGTGCTGTAGCGCCTAATGCAACTAATCCGATCAGACCTGCTATTACGTTTTTCATGAAGCCCCCTGTATTAACGAAACTGTACCAAAAATAACTGCGCCACTAAAAGTCAACGCGATAACAACCATTGTGCTGTCCATTAATATCCTGCGTCGCCGTCTTTGCTTGTAAATTGCTTGCTCTCGATTCGCCTTAATTTTGCGACGAAGCATTATCATTTCTTGATACGTTTCTACTCCATACGCCCACACAATTAATTCGCGAATTTGCTTTTCTTGTTCTTCTAATTTCTTCTTTGCTATTACGCTATTGAGCGCCTGTTGCTCTACCGTTTGACCATCAAACAGCTTTTTGAAAATCGGCGGTTTTTCTGCTTCTTGCTCTGCGTGCTTGATGTCAGCCGCAAACGAATACCACTGCCCTAGCTTTTGCGCTACAGCTTCAATCTCTGCCCCCTTGTTGACCATCACTTGGATGCCCTTGAACGTAGTCGAGGCCATCGCTATAAGGGACAGCGGGTCCATCAGCCATCACTTTCTTCTGGCTCTACCTCAGACTCCGCTTGCTCCTTAATCTTAACGATCAAAGGCCACGCGCCGGATTTGGTAGGCAGATCGCCTAACAGGGTCAGAATAAAGTTTATTTCTTCTGCGCTTAACTCAAGCTGTATCACTACCTAACCCTCTTATGAGTTTGCGTCTATGGCGGCTTGCAACACAGCAATGTCTTGCGCGTCAGTCCAGTAGTCTTTAGCAACCATAATCTCTAGATGCTCGACGTTGCGTGATACGCAATCAGTCCAATCGTCATCTGCCCACCCTTCTGGTTTACCGGCGTTTAACAGGTTTACAGAATCCATAGCGGCATCGTAATGCGCTTGGATTTCTTCTGCGGTCAGTGTTTCGTCAGTCATTTTTTAGTCTCCACTTAATTGTGCTTCTAGCGCCGTTACCTTTGCAGATAGCTCTTGTACAGCATTAATCAGATACCAAGTTAGGTTATCTGGATCGACTCTGTAACATCCGGTTGATTCCTGATTAACAACATCCGGTAATATGTCCATGATCTCTTGAGCGATAACGCCAACTTGCACACCTTCTTTTTCAATTCGGCAGTGCGTTGGAAGTTCGTCAATTTCATCTTCTGTGCGGTATTCAAAATTACGCACACGGATTTGATTAATTTGATCAAGGCCAACGCTATTATCTTCAATGTTCTTTTTAATTCTTCGATCAGACGTTGTTGACCATGAGCTACTGTTAGCTTGGTTGTATACCGCGCTAAAGCCGCCGTAAAAGCCAGTGTTTGTGCCTTTGCCTGTTAAGCTATATCCAAAGATTTGCTCATTGCTTACCGTTGCACCAGAAGGCTGTGAGTTATAACCCACGATCGTCACAGATTGGCCTGTAGTCAGGTTACTGCCAGCGCTGTAACCAACAAATGTATTAAAACTAGACGTTGCGTTATAGGCTGAAAATCTTCCTACAGCGACGTTATAGCCAGAGTTATTATTATGAGAATAAAGAGCATAAGCCCCGACACCAACGCTATAACTTGAGGTTGTGTTGCTCGCCATAGCATTGTAGCCAATAGCGGTATTGTCTGATCCGGTTGTGTTGTTTTGATTTGCAAGCCTTCCTATAGCGGTGTTGTAAGCTCCGGTTGTGTTATCCAAAAGCGCACTTTCACCAATCGCCACATTACTAACGGCTGTGTTGGAATACAAGGCTGAATAGCCCACCGCAACATTCTGGGATGCTGTAGTGGCTGAATAACCCGCGTATGTTCCAAGATATGTATTATCCGCACCTGTGCTAGTTGTATAACCAGCCTGATAGCCCACAGCTACATTAAAGTTTGACGTGGTTTGGCTGGTAAGAGCATATGACCCAAAGGCCGTGTTAAAGCCTCCGGTTGTGTTAGTGGTCATTGCCGCATAGCCAGCGGCGCAGTTTCTAGCTCCAGTAGTGTTAGCGTCTAGCGTGTGATAACCAACGGCTACGCCATAGTTTGCTGTTGTGTTGGAGGCTAAGGCTTGACCACCAATCGCCGTGTTGTAACTGCCAGAAGTGTTTGCAACTGCAACTTGAAACCCAACAAACGTATTTATAGCTCCGCTAGTATTAAGTCCTCCAGCCTGACGCCCAACTGCCGTGTTGTAGTTTCCTGTCGTATTGTTTTGCAGTGCTGTTGAGCCAACGGCAGTGTTAGAGTCTCCGCTAGTGTTTTCATACAAAGCAAAGTGACCAACGGCTACATGATTAGTGCTTGTCGTGCTGTCACGGAGGGCGTGATCGCCAATCGCTGTATTGTAAAAACCGGACGTATTGCTATAGCCAGCTAAATAACCAACTGCCGTATTTGCTGATCCGGTCGTGTTTTGTAAAGAACCGTACCCAACACCAGTAAGCTGAACGGCAGTTTGATTTGACTGGCACGAACTATACCCAATCGCTGTGTTGCCGCTTCCTGTAGTATTGTTGTAGAGAGTGCCTTGGCCGATCGCGACTGTTGAGTTTGCTGTAGTTGCGCTGTACATGGAAGCATAGCCAATCGCCACGTTATAACTTGCCGTGGAAAGTCTACCAGCGTAACTTCCTATATGAATATTTCCGTCAGCGGTTGTTAGCGTTTGTCCTGCGTTATAGCCTACAGCTACGTTATGGCTACCTGTCGTAGCATCTTCTAGCGCGTTTGCTCCCATAGCAACGCTGTATGAGCCTGTCGTACACACTCCCATAGCCAACGCGCCAACTGAGGTGTTAAGTACGCCAGAAGTAGACTCCGCTAAAGCCTGCCTGCCCACCGCCGTATTGGAATGGCTGGTAGAGTCCTCAAGTGTGCGATACCCTAATGAGGTGTTGTAGTAGCTGGTGGCATTAGCTTGTGAGTACCCACCTACTGCAACATTCAGCGAAGCGCTGTGTCCTGTGTTGGTAGTAAGTGCGTTATAACCTATAGCGGTAACATAGCTATCAGTGACCAGCTTTGTGCCAGCATTAGCTCCTACGGCAACGTTGCCAGCGCCTGTTGTAACGTCGTTTAACGCCTCATGCCCAATTCCCGTGTTGTATGAGCCTGTGGTAGCGTTTTGTACTGTCCCTCTGCCCACAGCAATATTATAAGAACCAGTTGTAAGTTCATATAAAGATGCTTGTCCAAAGCCCGTATTGTTTGTGCCTGTGGTGACTGTTCTAAGCGAATTAGAACCCACAGCCGTATTGTTAGAGCCGGTGGTATTAGAAGTTAACGCCTCATGCCCAACTGCTGTGTTGTAATCTCCAGAAGTTACGGCATCAAAAGCAGTATTACCCAATGCTACGTTGTAGCTACCAGTAGGATAATTACCGTCCAGCTTAATAGTGCCGTCTACGTCAAGAGTTGCAGTTGCGGCGGCACCCGTCCCGATGCTCAAGCCGGTAGCATTAAGCCGCATACGCTCTGTGCCACCTGTTGAAAACCGACCGAACGGGCTACCAGAGTTATAAAAACCTTGAATCCCAAAGTAATCATTATCACTTGCCGACCCAAAGTTTAGGGTAGCGTTGTTGCCATCTGGGGACGTTATTGTAATTCCGGTTGAGCCTGTGCTTTTTACAACCAAGTTGTCAGCAATAGCGGCTCCGTCTGACGTTGGCGCTGTGCTACCAATACCAGCGTTGCCTAAGCTATCAACAGTGACTCTTTGTGATCCGCTTGTGTAAATGCGAACATCACCAGCCGCTTTGTTGTAAATGCTAAACGCTTTAGCTGAACCGCCCTCATAGCCTAGTGCTGTATATTCTGCGGTGTTATCTGAATCACGCAAATATACAGAGCCACCAGAATTGCTTTGAATGTCTAAAGCCCTGCCATAACTTAGGGTGTCAGCAGGACTCGTAGTACCAATACCTACGTTCTCTGACGCATTAATCGTAATCGCAGTGCTTGTGGCGTTATCGTCGATGCCTGTAGAGGTAAACGATGTTGCAGTGTTGCCGTTGAAGTCAAGATTCCCGCCTAACTGTGGCGTTGTATCTTCTACGACATTTTGCAGTGCTGAATCTGCGGTAGTGCCTTGCGCGGCAGTAGCATAGTCAGATGAGTCGAACGCTTTGACTTGTGCGAGGTTTGTCACCTCAGAGTCCATCAAAGCGCCTGCGGCGGTTACATTTGTGGCATCAGTAACGTCAGCAGACGCCTCTATACCGTCTAACTTAGTGCCGTCTGTCGATACATCACGCCCGTCAACCGTACCGCTAAGAGTAATGTTGCCTGTGATGCTGACGTTGCCTGTGCCAGTAATGTCATTGCTGTTCAGGTCAAGATCACCGCCTAACTGTGGCGTCGTGTCCTCTACAACATTCTCTAGCTTGTCTTGTTTAAGCTCAACAAAGTTATTATCGACCTCTGCATTGGTTAAGGGGCTACCCTTGTTGGTAACTCCTGTGGCCGTAGTCTCACGAGTTTTAATAGCCATAAGGATTAGCCCCTAAAAATTAAGATGCAGTTAAGGTTATTACCCAACTCACCGACATCGTATCTGCGGCACCTTTATTTATGGCCGCAAAAACCACACGACACAACATAGTGCCAGAGCTAGAGGCATTAAATATGGCGGCTTCGGTAACTGCACCCGTCGCGTCACCGGCCTCGAAAGAGGCGACATAGGTAATCGTATTGCTAGATACCGTTGTGCTATCAAGCGCCTCTCTAGAGCCTAAGAGCGTCACCAAATCGGTCTGCCCAGCCGCCGCCGCAGTTGTGCCAGAGCCTAAGCCCATGTGCGACATAACGCCTTCGCTTGTGCCTTCCATGCGGTCACAAATAAAATTAAGTCCTGCGGATACCACAAGGTTTTTTTCGTGCCGCTCCTCTTTTACATTGCCGTCTTTGTCTTTGACAGTAATGAAAACGTCGCCTTTTAACTTTAAATTATCTTCCATAGTTCACCTCAGAAGGTTCTTGCCACTCCGACATAATCATCTGAAAAATAACTTATGTCGCAGTAGTCTTGGTTTACGATGGAGCCAGAATCGGTAAACGCACCGCCATCTGAGGCCACCTTAGTAAATTGTGCGGTTTGAGTCTCAGCTACGCCAATACCATCGCTTGTGTTCTTGAAAAAACTGGCGGTCTGGTCATCGTCTACAGCGGCCCCATTAGAGTCATCTGTAGCGTTAATTGTATCAGATAGGCTTTTCGTAATCGCATACTCTTGCGAGTCTGTCAGACCTAACTGCTCATTTCGTACCTTCGTGAAATCAATTACGTTGCTGTCTGTAAAAGCGGCACTATCCGTTAGATTCTTGCCAAGGTTTATAACGTGTACATCAGTAGACCCTAGCGAATCACTGAACCCTCTGGAAAACGCTACCGAATGTGCATCTGTTATAGGCACATCGTCCGAAAACGCTTTACTGAAGGCTCTAGTTATTTCATCCGTGAACGCGGCAGAATCGCTTGGATTCTTGCCAAACTGTGTCGTTTGATTGTCAGTAATCGCGGCACTGTCTGATGCTGGCTTGCCTACTGATTTAGCAGGACTGTCTGACACTGACGCAGAATCAGTGAGCGCCTTGCCAAATACCCTACTAATTTGCTGGGTTATTGTCAGCGAGTCTGCAACCGACTTAATTTTTAGAAAGTAGCCGGTAGTAAACGTGCCGATGACCGGCCTTAACGACGTAACCGTTGATACTGCGCGCTTACTGACAACCCCTGCAACCGCTCTAAGGCTAGTGATTGTGCCTCTGAGCTTTGCCACTAGAAATCCTCGCGGATAACTATATCAACCTTGTCGTATACCGTTTCTACAGTGCTGTCAGATAGCGTTAACTCTACCTCGCCTTCATAACTGCCAGCCGCTATAGTCGCAAGTTGGCCGCCGTCAAGAGAGAAATACAATTTGCCCTCTGCTAAATTCGTGCCAATGTCAGCCGCCGTCAACGTAAACGCTAGGGTAGTTGATCCTTTTTTTCTGACTTTAAGCCGCGCCGTACCGCCAGCTACGCTTAACGCTGTGCCTGTATCTTCGCGCGTTACCGTCACGAAAATTTGCGGCCCTGTGTCGCCTTGTACTAGATAAATGGTACTCACCAGACAATGGCCTCCAGTTCCGTTTGAGTAGTGGCGTCAGTGATTTGTTGCCTTACTATTCTACCACGCTCGTGGCATTGACTGACATGACTGCTAAGGGCTTGCCCTATTTGTTTAATTTCGTCAGCAGTAAACGTGTGCGTTGTGTTATCCGATAGCGTCCATACCATACTTAGCGCCGCGTCCATATTAGCCGCATTGACAGCAGACTGTATTCGCATCTGGCTTTGTGCATCGCATTGAAATGTGTAACTGCTCCACGAAAACTGACTAAACTCAGCAGTGTGACGCGCCTCTTTCATTTCTTGCCACTTTTGTTCCTTGCCTACCGTTAGGCTAAATACCCACGCGCCAGCACTGTAGTCAAACTCATGGGCTTGTGATGGCCTTGCCCCTTTTTCTACAACTGCGCCGTCAGCTACATAAAAGTCATCTATGTTGCCGTCTATATCGCCCTGTATGTAGTCCATGCCCTCAAGGGCTAAGGCAGTGGTGTGTCGCTTTAGAACAGTTATGCGACCATCAGCATCATAGACTATTGCGGAAAATCTCATTTTTTACCCGCCTGCGCTACGATGCTTGCGTTGCCTAATTTCCAATAACCGCCAGACGTATTGCTGTAGGTGGCGTCTACCTGTATCGCATACGTTTTAGATTGTGTGCTAGGAGGGCCGGGAAATTGCCCAATTGTTGCAAAGGCTACTGTCCTGCCCGCCCTATCTAAGCGCATTTCTACCTGTCCCCTAGGGCTAGCGCCGCTTGACTCCGCTAGTCTCACAAAAACAGACTCTGGATTTGCGTTGGTTCCTAAAACGCCGACACAAGTAATACTGCACCACACAAGAATTGAATCAATATCTGCGTAGCCAGCGCCCCAATCGACGGTTGTAGTATATGCGTTTGCAAAACCTGATGATGCAATTGTTGTTCCCGCCGCCGTAAACGTATCAGCTATTGGAACCGTTACGGCATTGTCAGCTATTTTTGCCGTCTGTACTTCTAGGTTTCCAATTTTTGCAGTCGTTATTGCACCATCTTCTATTTTTGCGTTTGCAATAACTGCATCATTTATTTGCGCGGCACTTGTGATTATTCCTGCTGTAGCCAACAATCCGCCCGTAATTGTGTTAGCTACAATTTCGTTGCTTGTAATAGTGCTAGCGGCTATCTGCGTGGCAGTGACAGCGCCTGCCTCAATCTTTGCACTTGTTATTGCGTTTGCGGCAATCTTTTCACTAACAATAGAGCCAGCCGCTATTTCGTTAGCCGATACTGCACCAGCACCTATTTTGGCCGTGGTAATAGCATCATCGGTAATTTGCGTTGTGGTGATTTGCCCCGTAAGTTTCGCGGCGGCTATGGCCGCTAACTGCGAGTCTGTCAGTTGTCCGGTAACTTCAACCGCTGGGACAGCCGCACTCCACGCTGTGCCAGTCCAACGATAAAGCTGGTTGTCAGTAGTGAGAAAAACAACTTGTCCAGTATAGTCGCCTGTTAATGGCAGGCTGGTGACGACATCAACTTGCTTGACGTTAGCATTAGCAAACAGTGCTTCTACGCCAGAAGAAAACTCACCGGTGTCTACGAATGTCGTAGTGCCGTCATCAGCGTTACTAAAACCAGAAACATTGCCAGAAAAGTCTACAGCTTTCGCCTTATAGTATTTGGTTGTGCCGAACGTCAGCACTTGGTCAGTGAATGACTCACCCGTAACTACTGCAATTTTGCTGTACGTTCCACCAGATGTGTCTGACCTATGAATTTCGATTTCTTTTAAATCGCTATCAGTAGGGTTAGTCCATGTAACTACTATCGCTTTGTAAGTGCCTGTGGCTGTTAGGCTTGTTGGTGCAGATGGCGCTGTTGTGTCGCCTTGCACCGACAACGCTGTAGTGTTCGTTAGATCCGCTGACTTAACGCCGATACTGTTAACGGCTCTAACTTTGATGCGGTACTCAATGTTTGGTGTTCTAAGCCCTGTTACAAATAGTTGCGTTAAGGTTGTCGTGTTAAAAATGGTGGTGTCTGTCTGCTCTACGCCTGACGATAATTCAACTACCTCAACTTCATAA